ATGAAGAATATCCGGGCGGGCTCTACACGGGGATCAGCGAGGGCGAGATCACCGCGGACTGGAGCTGGGAAAACGCGCAGAAGGCCATCCTGGACCCGAAGAGCGGGCTGCTCCAGTTCCTGGAGGCGCGGATCATCCGGAACAACCGGGACATCTACGTAGTACCAAACCCGGAAGGCCCGGCGGCGTACGATGTACGATACGGCGTGAACCTGGAAAACGTGCACTGGAATGGGGACGTGACCGGGATTGTCACGCGGATCTATCCATACGCGCAGCGGGAGGACGGAAGCCGGCTCACCCTGCCGGAAAAGTACATTGACAGCACACTGCAGGTGCCGTACATCCGGCCGGAACCGCTCAACACGGGACTGAAGGTGGGCGAGAAGATCACCAACAGCGACGGCACCGAGGTGGAACTGACGGAAGACGAAGTGCTCGCCCGGATGCGCCAGGCGGCACAGGACCGGTTCGACGTGGACCACTGCGACCGGGCGGAGGTCACCCTGGAGCTGGACTGGGTGCACATGCCGGATACGGAAGAATACCGGCAGTACATCAACCTGCGGAACGCGGCACCGTCCGAATGGGTGCACGTGAGTGAGGGCCCGATGGGCGTGGACACCGTGGTGCAGATGACGGGGTACACGTTCGACCCGATCCTGCTCCGCTACAAGCGGACATCATTCGGAGACAAAAAGCAGCAGCCTTCCGTGGCCGGGTATGACATCAAAACCGGCGCGGTAGGCGGCAGGGCCCTGGCGGCGGGAGCGGTCGGCAGCCAGAATATCCAGGCCGGGGCGATCACCGCCCGGGAGATCGAAGCCGGAAGCATTACGGCGGACCAGATTGCCAGCAAGATCATCACGACAGAACTGCTGGCGGCCGGGGCAGTGACCGCGGACGAGATCGCGGCGCTGGCCATCACGACCGAAAAGCTGGCGGCCGGGGCAGTGACGGCCGGAAAGATTGACGCGGGCGCGGTAACTTCGGCGGCCATCGCGGCCGGAGCCATCACCACGGACAAGTTGGACGCGGGAGCGGTAACGGCAGCAAAGATCGCGGCAGGAACCATCACGGCGGATCGGCTGGACACCGTCACGGTGAGCGCGGAGATCGCCCGGATCGCAAAAGCGGAGATCGGCAGCGCGAACATCGGATTCGCGCAGATCAAGGCACTGACAACGGAAAGCCTGATCGCCCGGGACGCGGTGACGGACCGCTATTACATCGCCAAGCTGGCGGTGGAGAACGCGCAGATGGTCCACGCGACCGTCGGCGACCTGGTGATCAAGGCGGAGGACAATAACTACTACCGGCTGAATGTGACGGCGGAGGGCGAGCTGACGCCGGTGCAGGTGACGGTGACCCAGGAAGAAATCAATGCGGGCGTGACCAGCGACGGGCGCGGCGCGATCATTGAGACCGACCTGACTGTGGCGGAACTGAGCGCCAGCAACATGAAGGGCATCAACGCCCTGATTGACAAGATCACAGCGCAGCGGATCGACGTGGATGAGCTCTTCGCCCGGAGCGCGGTGATCACCGCGCTGAACACCGCGGACATCAGCAACAACCAGAGCATCCTGCTGCACATCAACCAGAAAAGCGCGAACTATGTCCAGTGGGAAGACCCGAACAACGGCACCAACGAGCTGCACGTGGGGGACATCTGGGCACAGATTCCGGATGACGGGCGGAGCATCGCGGAAAACTACAACATCCCGATCGAGGACCTGGAGGATTTCCCGCTGTGGGCCTTCCTTTACGGACGGCAGTACGCCTGGGACGGAACACAGTGGCAGATCATCCAGGACAACGCGCAGACCACGGACAAGATCACGGAGCTGCAGATCGCGGACGGCGAGATCCGGGCGAGCATCATCAGCCTGGGCGACCGGATGACCAGCGTGGAAACGATCATCAGCGAGGACGGCATCCGGGACCTGATCGTCCAGGAGATGACCGAAGACGTCCGGCAGGACATCATCGACGGAGCCGCCGGGGCGGCAATCGACGAGATCCTGGCCAGCCGGGCCGCGTTTGTTCAGTGGGCCACGCCGCAGGAAAGCAGCGACGTCACGATCCGCTTCGGCACGCTGTGGCTGAAGGACCACGGTTACCGCACGATCGGAGACGCGGCGAACGTGACGATCAGCACGGCCTACGACTGGCCGATCGAATCGTTTGAAGGCGGCCGGCTGTATATGTATACCGGCACATCCGGAACCTACGACCCGAATCAGTGGCGGCTGGTGGAGGATTACGGCAAGACCGTCACCAAGACCACCGAACTGAGCCGGACTACGGACGGCATCCTGGCACGGGTGAGCACGGTGGAGACGTCCTTCCTGGGCGTGGAGCAGCGGGTGAGCGCACTGGAGCTGACGGACTCGCAGATCCGGGCGGAGGTATCTGCGGCACAGGCCACGGCGAACAACGCCTACGTGCGCCGCGCCGGAATCCTGATTGATCCGGACGGCGTGCGGCTGAAGGCGACCGCCAGCGACGGCGGCGCGAGCCTCCTGGACCTGCTGCGGACCGGAATCAAGGTATACTCCGGCGGAAGCATTGAGATCCGCAGCGGCGCGACCTTCACGGTGGCCAGCGGAAACTTTAATATTGACAGTGCCGGAAACGTGGTGATCACCGGCACGATCCACGCCACCGCCGGCGACTTCGGCGGATGGAACGCGATTTCCAGCCGGCTGTACAGCGGAAGCGGCACGAACTATGTCGGCCTCTCCAGCGTGGCGGACAACGTGTATGCCATCTGGGCCGGGGCTGAGACGGTGACTTCCGCACCATACCGGGTGAAACGGGACGGCACGGTGTACATGACAAGCCTGGTGATGGTGGGAGAGAACGGAACAGAAACGACGATCAACCTCCGGACTGCCGGGCTGTGGAAACTAAACTACCACACGGTCAAGAGCTACGGAACGAACTCGATCACGCTGTCAAACGGTGCTACCGTAAATTTTAATTCAGCCGCTTCGGTTACTCTCACCGGGGCTTGGAGCGGCGGCAACACGTTCACGGTGACGAACAGCGGAAACGATATGACTTCATCGGCAACGGTAGTGTTCGTCAACGCCTTGTCAAACATAGCGGCAAGCCTGTTCACGGGTAGCCATACCGCAACAATGGCTGTGAGGGATTCCAACCGTGGAAATACCGTACTGACAGAAACGTATGATGCTACTGAGTTATATAACGCTGTGCATAATGCCGCTGTCAAAGAAGGTAACAACAATGCACGAGATGGGCAAAGTGTTGTCGGTACTTGCTACAGAATTACCGCACATAGCGGCGAATGGGTAAAAGTACAGGAAATCGGCACGGGCTATTCACTTGTACCGTATATGAGTTAAGGAGGGCGCTAAAATGCAGAAACAGGGGAGCATCATAAAGGTGTATAAGATCATCCGGAAGATCGGCGGGGAGCTTGAGATCCCGTGGGACCTGAAGCGGAAGCTGGCGGAATTCCGCCGCCAGCTCCAGCCCACCTGGGACTTCCAGGCGGAATCCGAACAGGCGACCATCGAAGCCCTGCAGGCGAAGTATAAGAAAAAAGCCGGCGAGACGCTGAGCGAGGCGGAGGTCAGCCAGTTGCAGGCGGAACTCAGCGCCCGGCTGAACGAGCTGGCGGGCACGGACGTGGACATCGAGATCCAGCCGATCCGGATCAGGGTAACGCAGAAGCTGGAGAAGGTCCTGAACAAGATCCTGACGGGCAACGAGCTGATCGATCTGGACGGATTCGTGGAATTTGAAGAGGAGGGTGAGCAGAAATGAGCAGCACGACGACGAACCTGGGACTGACGAAAATGACAAATTCCGAAACGATCGGACAGTGGAGCAACGCGAACAACGGCTCCGGCGGGAACCTGGACATCATTGACACCAAGATGGGGCCCGTCGGAAACACCAGCCTCCAGGCGCAGGTTAATGCGCTAAACAGCCAATTAGCATCGGATTGGGGTACAAAAACAACGGATTGGTTGGCATCTGCCGAGCAGGATAGCTCAGGTGCTGCTGCGGTTTTCAGCAAATCCGGAAACATAGTAACTATTTCCATTGTTACCGCAAGCCATGCACACAATGAAAATGATCAAATTGCAACTATTGAAACCGGCTACCGCCCTAATGCCACTATAAATACAGTGGGTTCAGTTGGCACAACTCCGTGTATTGTTCGCTTTGGTACTGATGGGCGAGTAACAATATGGTTGCTTTCTGGTTCCGTAACTGGCAGATTGTATGTCACCGCTACTTTTGCAACACCATAATGCGATAATGATTCAAATAGCGAAGCAGACAGGGAGGCGAAAAGATGATCCCGTGGTGGGTATGTTTACTGCTTTGCGCCGGGTCTGCCTTCCTGGGCATGATGCTGATGGCGCTGGTGGTCGCAAATGGAAGGAGTGATCCGCATGATTAAGGCGGAGGACCTGATCAGCAAATTCCAGTACGCACTGGACAACAAATGGGGGTATATCTGGGGGAAAAGCGGCCAGATGTGGACGCAGAAGGACCAGAACGCCGCCAGCCGCGAAATGACGGTGAAGTACGGCAGCCGGTGGATCGGCCATATCGTGGCAGACTGCAGCGGGCTTTTCCGGTGGGCCTATAAGCAGCTGGGCGGGGAGATCTCCCACGGCAGCAACCTGATCTACACCGGACACTGCCGGAGCAAGGGGAAGCTCTCCGGCGGGAAGCGGACGGACGGCCAGGAGCTGAAGCCGGGCACGGCGGTGTTTACCGGCACAGAAGGAGACCATGGGCACATCGGCCTGTATATCGGCGATGGCTTCGTGATCGAGGCCGCCGGCACGCAGCAGGGGGTTATCAAAAGCAAGGTGACCGCCAGCAAGTGGACATTCTGGGGCGAGCTGAAGGCGGTGGACTATACCGGGTCAGCTGATCCTGCCCCGGAGGCACCGGAAGACCCGGAACCGGCCAGGCCGACCATCCGGAAGGGGAGCAAAGGCGAGACTGTGAAGATCCTGCAGGAGGCATTGATCCGCCTGGGCTATCCGCTGCCGAAGTACGGCGCGGACGGAGACTTCGGAAACGAGACCCTGGCCGCGCTGAAGGCCTTCCAGCAGGACAACGGGCTGAACGATGACGGCGTATGCGGCCAGAAGACCTGGGAGAAGCTGGAAGACGCCAAACCGATGCAGCTGTACACCGTCACCATCCCGCACCTGCCGAAGCACGAGGCGGAGGCGCTGGTGAAGAACTACAAGGAAAGCAAAATGATGGAGGAGTGATTTCAAATGTGGGAATGGATCTGTAAGTATTGGCTTGAGGCCCTTTTCGGGTTGGTGCTGACGGGGATCGGTATTGCCCAGCGGAAGCTGAGCAAGCGCATGAAGGACGAAAAGAACCGGAACCAGGCGATTGAGAACGGCGTCCGGGACATGCTCCGGCTGACCATCCTCGACAATTACGAGCGATGCAAGACGGCCGGGAAGATATCCGTCAGCCGGAAGGACGCGATAGACAGCGCCTACAAGAGTTATCACGCCCTGGGCGGGAACGGGACAATCACACAGATCCATAACGAAATCATGGAGATGCCTATCATCTGACCATCAGAAAGGAGAAGGAACTATGAAGCTCACAAACAAGGCCTATGACGTGCTGAAGTTCATCGCGCAGATCATGCTGCCGGCACTGGGGACCCTGTACTTCGCCCTGGCGAAGATCTGGGGCTTTCCGTACGCTGCGGAGATCGTCGGTACCATCTCAGCGGTGGATGCATTCCTGGGCGCCCTGCTGGGCATCAGCACGGCGAACTACAACAAGGAGCAGGCGGAGGTTGAACAGAAACCGCCCGCAGATTATCCGGTAGAATAAACGAAAAGACCGCCATTTCGGCGGTCTTTTTTTTCGTTCCGTCACACGGCGACCCGATAGATCGTAATCCGTGAGTTCGGATGTATCACGGTTGGTACGCCGGTGTTAGATATATCCGAACTATCCGGGGGTAGGGCTTCCAGGGGGATGCGCTGGTTTCCTTCCACGTTATTGATCACCAGCTTCAGGTGATTATCGAACACGTAGACCGAATTCACGAACGTTTCGATGATGTGCCGGCGGAGCAGCGGATCGTTCCGGTTGCCCTTTGTGAACCGGTGGAGGAAGAAAAGCACCCGGTCCCGGTCGATCAGCTGGGACTGGGAAAAGCGAAGGGTATCAATGGATACCCGGAGGGTTTCGGCGGAGGCTTCCAGTTCCCGGAGCTTGATCACGGTGGTGGAGGACCAGACGCCGGCCGCTATGGCGTTGTTAATGTTGTCGATCTGGGTGACGATCTCTTTCCGTTCCGCTTCCATCGCAGCGATGGGAGAGTGACGGAGCTCTTCCGCCTGGAGCTTCATCACCGCGTCCGCGGTTTTTTCGATCTGTTCATCAGAGAGAACGTGATCCAGGACGAAGTCGACCACGGCGGCCTCCAGGTCTGCCTTGTGGACGGCTTTTTTGTCGCAGCCCTTCCGGGCCTTGTGGGACTGGCAGGTATAATAGTAATGACGGGCACCGGTTTTGCTGGTGCCGGAGTCTCCGATCATGGCGGCACCGCACAGGCCGCAGAAGGCCTTGCCGGTGAGCAGGTAATCCACGGCGCCCTGCTCAATATGGCGGGCTGTTTTTTTTCGCATACGCTGCGCCTCCTCCCAGGTGGACCGCTCAATGATGGCGGGCATGCCGTCCGGGACCTTGATGGAGCCCCAGATATATACGCCGGTGTACCTCTCATTCCCGATGATGCGGAAAAGTCCTTCCGATTGGAAGGGAAGACCGCGGGAGGTGCGGAGGCCCTGGGCGTTCAGCTTCGCGCAGATCCGCTCTGCGGAGAAGCCGGAGCAGTACAGGGAAAAGATATTCCGCACCAGGTCCGCTTCCTCCGGCACAATAGCATAGCGGCCGTCCGGCCCGCGCTTATAGCCCAGGATGCGGCAGCCGTTGTAGAGGCATTTCATGGCGTTGTCCGTCATACCGCGGGTCACGTTTTCCGACAGCTGGCGGCTGTACCATTCAGCGGTGGCCTCCAGCATACCTTCCAGGAGGACACCGGCGGAGCCTTCCGGGATCGGCTCCATTACGTACACGACCTTGACACCGTGACGGCGGAGGCGGCCTTTGAACAGGGCGGACTCTTCCCGATTGCGCCCGAAACGGTCCACCTTCCAGACCAGGATGGTATCGAAGGTTCCGGAATCGGCGGCAGCCATCATGGACTGAAACTGAGTGCGGGCGGAGGTATCCTTGAAGCCGGACTTCGCGTGATCCGCGTACTCATGCACGAGGGTATAGCCTTCCCGGTCCGCGTAGGCCCGGATATCCGCCAGCTGCTGCTCTATCGAAACATCACGCTGGCCGGCGGATGAGTACCGGGCATAGGCAACCGCCGTGCGCGGCGGGCAGGTGGGAACGTTCGTCTTTTTCATAGACATCACTTCTTTTTCTTTGTGCCCATCTGCTCAAGATACAACTTTGTTATATCAGATTCAGATGGTTCGCCCTTATTCTTCATAATGAGGATGTTCACGATGCGGTGAAGCTGCCAACCGATGATAATGAGCACACCCAGGATAGCACCGAGAAGGAAAAAGAAATACTGGTAATCACTCATAGGGAGCCCTCCTTTTTGATGTAGATTATTTTACCTTTGTGAGTAGTTCTTTTTTTGGGTGGTCGAGAAGTGTCTTCAGGGCATCCTCCCGCGCCCGGTCATCCGCTGCACGGTAGGCCTGGACCAGGCGGTGCTCATCGGCGGTGAGTTCATTATCGTCATCGAGCAGATAGGAAGATGGCACCCCGAAGAAACGACATAGAGAGACAATAGTAGATCTTTTAAGGTTGACGACAAGGCCTTTTTCGTACTTGTTGATTGCGGACCTCTGGACGCCGATCTGGCGCGCCAGGTCCTCCATTGTCATATTGTTCCGCAATCTGAGATCATGGATTTTTTCTCCGATGGTCATAACAGAAAGTCCTCCTTTCTCCGTTTTCTATTGTAGCAATAAATAAATTTAATGTAAAGAAAAAAAGTTCTTGACAAGACACACAGGGCAGCGGTATATTAGTGTCGGTTTAAGACACAACTGAAAAGCACCGGAGTTCCACAGATCTACACGAAAGGGGGCGTAAGGGTGAATAGCAATCTTCTGAAGTCGGTGATCGTCAAGCATGGCGACACCCAGGAAAAGCTGGCGGAGGCGATGGGACTGGCCGTGTCTGCTCTGAATCTGCGGATTAACGGGCATATCGAGTTCAGGCGGAACGAGATCAATTTCATCAAGCATCGGTACAATCTGACAAGCGCGGAAGTTGACGAGATTTTTTTTGAAGAACTTGTGTCGTAAACAGACACAAAGGAGGGGAACATGACAGAAAAAGAGATCCGCGAAGCGCAGGCAGTGGGTCTGCAGTACGTGACGCCGCTGAAATGGACCGGGCGGAAGCGCATGGAAAAGCCGGAGCGGCTGGCTCCGCTGCCGGAGATGGTGCCGATCTACGAGCATGAGCATGACGGCCACCCGGACGCGCTGCGCGTGAGCTTCGAGGACGGCAGCACGGCGGTGTACGAGATCCGCAGGGACCAGCCGCACCCGATGACCATCAAAAGCATCGAGATCATCCGGAAATGGAATACCGGCATCATGCCGGAGGAACCGAAGAAACGGAGGTGGCGGAAGCCGTGAAGGTATGCCGGAAGTGCGGGATGATGATCGACATCATCACGACGGGGATCTACCGGAAGACCGTGGTGGACGCGGTGCCGTACTACGTGGCGCCAGATCCGGAGGGCGAGCAGTTCCTGCGGATTGACGGGACGAAGATCCAGGCAAAGGAAATGCCATTTGAGAAGGAAGGCACGGAGCCGGCCTACAAGCCGCACAGGTGCCCGAAATGAAATGCAAGCGGTGCCCGGAAGGGCGGAGGTTTGCGGAGGGGTGCACGTTCTGCCGGTGGTACGGCATGATCCTGCCGGACGAGCACGAGTGCAGACAGGAGCGGGGGAAATACCATGAGCGAAACAACCATTACCGCCACGAGGGCTACGACGGCCCCCGATTACGGGAAAACGGCGGCTACTTTGCTGGAAGCGTGCCGGACGTTCTACCGGAACCCGGAGAACGAGAAGGCCTTCCAGGAATGGAAGAAGAGCCGGAGGGAGAGTGAAAGCGCGTGAGCACCTTCGCGGCGATGATCCTGGCCTACCTGATCGGGAACGCGGCGGGGATCGTCGAAATGGCGATCCTGAGCGGGCGGCTGGATGACCGGATGGAAAGGAAAAAGAAAAAGGGCCGCTGATGCAGCGAACATCAACGGCCAGCGCTAAAAGCGCAGAAAGGAATATGTCATGAAATATTATAGCACGAAGAGCAGGGAAAAGGCAATATTTGCCGGAGTTGTAGGGCTGATCATGATCGTTCTGGCGGCGTGGTTCGCCTTTTTTGCGCCGGTGGAACGGCACGCCGCGCCGGATGCCATCTATCCGATGGTGAACCAGCGGATTACCTGGGAGGGCGCCGGGTATGACGGATTCCGGGGAGGTGCGAAGTAATGAACGAGATCGTGATGATTCCGATTAAGCAGCTGGAGCATCACCCGGAGAACCCGCGGAAGGACCTGGGAGATCTGACGGAGCTGGCAGCATCCATCAAGGCCAACGGCATTATGCAGAACCTGACGGTGGTGAAGCATGATCCGATGAGGGTCACATATTACGTGGTGATCGGCAACCGCCGGATGGAGGCGGCCAGGATGGCCGGGCTGGAGGAACTGCCCTGCGTGATCAGCGAGATGGACCACAAAACGCAGATCGCAACGATGCTGGAAGAGAACATGCAGCGGGCTGACCTGACAGTGTTTGAACAAGCCCAGGGGTTCCAGATGATGATGGACCTGGGCTACAGCGCGAAGGACATCAGCGAGAAGACCGGCTTCGGGGAAACCACCGTGCGCAGGCGGATCAAGATGGCGGAGATGGACCCGAAGCTGCTGAAGAAGGCCTGCGAGGCGCAGGACGCGGACCGGCAGATCACGCTGTTTGACTTCGACCGGCTGGCCCAGGTGGAGAGCGTGAAGGAACGCAACGACCTGCTGAAGGGCATCGGGGAAAGCAATTTCGAATGGAGACTGAAGCGGGCGCTGAAGGTGCAACAGGCCGCGAAGATGAAACCGGCGGCGCACAAAGCGATCCAGGAGGCGAAGCTGAAGAAGCTGCCGCAGAACGAGCGGTACAGCGGCAAATATGACCAGATCTGGAACGCCAGTCTGGAGCTGGACAAGTGGGACGGCAAAAAGCCATTCATTCCGAAAGTGGACGGGGAGCTGTTCTACGACGAGGACGATACGGACATTATATTCTTCCAGAAGGCGAAGAGGCAGAAGACTGAGGCACCGAAGAAAACGCCGGAGGAACTGGAAAAGGAAAAGCAGATTGACCTGGCCTGGAAGACGGCGGAGCGGGTGGCGGAGGCTTCCGCGGAACTGCGCCGGAGCTTTGTGGATGGGCTGACGGTGAGCCCGAAGACCGCGATGCGGATGATGCAGTGGACGCTGATCGCGGCGACCGGCGCAATGATGTCCTACGACACGCCGACGATTGCGCTGCAGAAGAAGCACGGGCTGAACGGCATGAGCATCCCGGAACGGATTGAAAAGATGAGCCGGATCATCCTGGACATGCCGCAGAAGCAGTGGCCGGGGATGATCCTGATGATGTTCGAAGGCGAGAAGGACCCGACGGCCCTCACCTTCACCTGCGGCTCGCGGGGAGATTTCCCGAAGTACGACCGGAGGGTGAAGCTGGAGCTGTGCTATGAGTGGCTGACAGAGTTCGGCTACCAGATGAGCGATGAAGAGATCCAGATGATGAGCGGGACGCACCCGATCTTCCGGAAGGAGGCGGAGGAATGAAAGGCCGGCAGCTGAGCATTTTCGATATCCCGGCGAAGCCGGAAAAGGTGACCCAGGGGATGAAGATCCTCAAATATATGCAGGATTACGGCAGCATCACGCCGGTGGAAGCGTTCCGCGACCTGGGCGTGATGCGCCTGGGCGCCCGGATCTACGACCTGGAGCAGGAAGGCATCCGGATTGTCCACGAGCGGGAAAACAGCACGAACCGCATGGGCGAAAAAGTCAGCTATAGCCGGTACCGGCTGGAGGTTTAAGGATGGAAAAGCAGAGAAAAGACCCGAAAGAAAAGAAGTGCGCGATTTGCGGGAAAGACCTGTACGCCGGCGAAGACTGGGCATATAAGCGCAGGACCGGCGGGGAGCGCACGAAGTGGTTCTGCTCATACAAGTGCATGCGGGAATTTGACGGGAAGAACGGACAGAAGGAAACAAGGCCGGCGGGACTGCCGGCGGATCTGGACGCGCCGGCACAGAAGGAACCGGTCAGCCGGGCAGTGCTGGCGCGGGCCCTGGCGAAGGAAATCAAAAACGGCGGCAGCGTGATTGCCTACCTGACGGCGGAGGGGTACAAGAATCCGTACGAGGCGTACAACGCGGTGAGGCACTACTGCGAAACGAAAGCGCCGGAGCTGGCGGAGGTGCTGAAGCCGCTGAGGGAGCTGCCGAAGGGACCGCAGAAGAAGACCGGACGGCCGCGGAAGCGCCCGGTGGAGGTCGAAACGGTGGACCAGGTGCCGCCGGTGGAGCCGGATCTGCAGCCGGTCCAGTGCATCGCGCACGTGACGCCGGCGGACATTGAAGAAGCAGAGCAGGAGGTGGCGGATCTGATCCTCCAGGGTGGGGTCAACTACCAGCTGAAGATCGACGAAGACATGAAGAAACCGAAAAAGCTGTTTTCCGTGATCGCAGTGGAGACGGAGTTCGGCCAGTTCCTCAAGGTGGAAGGATCTGATAACGAGATCATGTGGGACTCAGAGGAACAGGTAGGGAACGGCGGAGGTTTTGTGCGGCTGACGACTGAGCGGTGGATGAAGCTGGCAGAGTTGCTTCCGGAACTGATGAAGGTCCTGGGTGATTGAAAATGAACGTCCGGAAGTGCACGGTGCTGATCATCAAACGGGGTGCGGAGTTCCTGGTGGGCCGCATCCCGTACAGCACGGAGCTGAGATGGAGCCGGAGCCCGTACGACGCCTGGAGGACCAGGAAGAAGGAAACCGCCCAGGCGGTGGCCCACGTGGTCGGCGGGGATCTGTGGCTGTTCAATCCGATCGTAGGACAGTTGAAGGAGATGGAACAATGAACGAACCGTTAAGGACGACCCGGACCTGCGCGGTGTGCGGGAAGGAGTTCATCTTCTACCGCGGGGCCGGATGGCTGTATAAGCGGGTGAGAAAACAGAAGACGATCTACTTCTGCAGCTGGAAGTGCCAGCGGGAGGTGGAACTGGGAAAAGTCACAATATAGGAGGAACGAATGGAAGTAAGACAACAGTTTCCGTTTGTAGCGTGCGAGAAGTGCAAGAGCATCCGGCCGTACACAAATGAGAACATTTGGTACAGCGGGGAAGAAGTGGCAGGCATTGAGCTGATCATCGGGTGTGAGCATGAGCAGGAGTGCAGAGTGCTGCGCGAGACGATCCTGCACGACGCACTGGTGAAGGACCTGGGAAACAAGGAATACGTGGTGCCGGTGATCAAGTTGCCTGGACGGAACAAGGAAAATCATTACTACGAGTGCCGGGAGTGCGGCGAAGAGATCGTATTTGAGCAGAAATACTGCTCCGGGTGCGGTAAGCCGATCAAATGGGACTAAATAGGAGGATAGCGAATGAAGATTATTTGCACCGAAGATCAAAAACAGCTCATCGTTGAAGCGTTGGCGAGTTCATACAATTGCTTTTTACCACGAGACATGGTCCGTTGCAAAAATGCGGATTCATGTTCCGAATGTCTTGAAAAAAACATCGAATGGCAGATCGAGAAAGGTGACGGGGAATGACAATCAGGGAAGAGGGATATGCGGAAGGGTATCGTGATGGGTATTCCAAAAGGGACGGGGAAATCGTGAGGTGCAAGGATTGCGAGTATTGGCGAACCAATACGCAGTTCTGCACAAGATGGTCTGCACCTTTCGCCACACAACACACATCACCGAATTGGTACTGCGCTGATGCTGAACGTAAGGAAGGTGACGGGGATGCGGTTGATTGATGCGGATGCTTTCGACAAAACGCTTTCAGATGCACAGGCAGAGTGCAAAAGAAACGGTGGCAATTTCAGATTCGGCGTACTGTCAAATGTTCGTGAAAATCTACGCATGATGCCAACCGTTGAGCAGGAACGCATATGGATTCCGGTGAGCGAACGTACACCAGAAGATGGAAGTGACATCCTTGTGTATTGCGATGATGGAGAAGAATCACGGATTGTGGCTTGCAACTATGACAATGGCGTGTGGTTCGATTGCGTATTCAACACGGTGATGGTGTTCAAGAATATCACCCATTGGATGCCGTTGCCGGAACCGCCGAAGGTGGATTAAGTAGGAGGATAACGCACCAATGAAATTGCCAATTGTATTTAATCCGATGCCTGTTGGTGAGGTTTTGAAATACCTTGAAGAGTTGATGAACCGCCGGGTATTGTCCGATGAATGGACGGACTTGATCGACAGAGCGAGCGAATTGCTGAAAGAGAAAACCGAGGATGCCGTAGAGAGGGCAACGGCAGGAGTACAACCAACGGCATATTGGGTAGAACCGGAAGGCACGTGGTATTGTTCAAACTGCGGATGCGACAGACCGAGTTTTATCAGCGGTTCTGAATGGGACACGGTAAGCACGAAATACTGTCCAAACTGTGGGGCAAAAATGGTACAGGACGGTGACGGGGAGTGAGCAGAATTTCAAAAATCGTCTGCGATTGTTGCGGAAACGAACTCAAAGGCGGTGTGAAGCTGAACGAAAGCCTGTTCCTTACCGTAATTTCTGGAAAAGCAAAGCAAAGGTTAGATTACTGTTATGAGTGCGGTAAGAAAATCGCAGATGCCATGCAAGACGAAATCCGAAAACATTATGACCAACAGAGAGAAATCGAACAGCCGAAGAATCCAACTGCCGGGGGGCAATAAGATACCGCTGAAGTGGTAATTCGTTAAAGGAGCGATGGAAATGACAGTTTACGAAAAAATCATCAACCTCGATGAAGAAAAAATGGCTGAATTTCTGCTGAAATTTGCCAATGACACTATCAATCAGTTTGGCAGTTTCATTATG